CCCCTTTGCATCTGACAATAATGCTGTTAGCAATGCGGACATATCAGAAGGTATCAGTAAAGCAGCTGGCCAATCTGGAACCACACATGGATATCTTAGTGGCGGCGAAGACGGAAGTTCACCATTGTTAGTTGATAGAATAGAAAAATTTAGCTTTACCGCTGACACAAATTCAACCGATGTTGGTGATTTAACCGTAGGTAGATTTTATTGTGTTGGTCAGCAAGGATAAACATTTTTTAAAAGAATTTACAATCAAAGCCCTTACCCAAGGGCTTTTTTGTGACAAAAACTCCTGAAAAGATAAATAGTCTTACAATATAACGGAGTTACCATGGAACTTAAAACTTTTTTATCTGAGAGCTTTCAAAAAGAGTATTCCTACCGCATTAAGATTGCCCATGATTGTGGTGATCAACAGATGGAACAGCTTGAAAGATGTCTTAGCAAGTATAATCCTGTTAGCATTGCATCTTGGAATGTAAGACCACTGGAAGAAAATCCCGTAGAGTTCACTCGCGCAAAGCATGTGGAGTTCATTTCAGAAGTAAGCAGCACTGATGTGGTATTGAAATACCCCTGTCAGCCCAGAGTTTTGGAAGTATGGATTGCTACCAACATGGGTTTACCTCATGAGCGAGTTATTTGTTATGATGTCAAGGAGCCTCGCAGAATGGAAGCTGACATTGCTAGTGACAGACATCAAAACGATGTTGACAGATTTGTGAGTCAGGAAGATGCAGAACTGCAAAAAGATGATCAGGATCACTATGTTGCGCAAAATGCGAGCTGGGTAAACGAATCAGATATCAAAGACACTTTTTATGGTGAAACTTATAACAAGAAATTTTTAGACACACTCATGGCTATCCGTGCTGAAAAAGGCGCAGATTATTTCAGGAGCTATCCCAGCAAAGATGAGCTTATGGGCGATGCATTGCAACCCACCTGGGATGAACTCAACAATGGAGTTAACATGGGTAAAGGTGTGGAGAACGCCAAGATGGTTGATACTGTTAGCCAGAGCGCTAGCCGTGCTAGCTCAGTAATGAAAACAGGTAGCCCATAAGGAATATTATTATGAATAACTTAGACTTGAACAAAAAATTACTTAATCTCATGGAGTCAGCCATGATGGAAAAGGCCAAGCCAGATTATATTGACCTGGACAAGGATGGTGACAAAGAAGAGACTATGAAGAAAGCTGCCAAGGACAAGAAGAAGATGGACGAGGCAGAGGACAAAGACGGCAAGATGCCTAGCAAAGCTGAAGTCATGAAGTGCTGCAAAGATGGCATGAGTGTATCTGAGATTTGCAAAAAGTATTCTGACTGTGATCAGGACAAGCTCAAAGAGATGTGCAAAGACTGCATGGAAGAGAGGAAAGAAAAAACAGATGAGAGTATCACAACACTGTCTGATTCCTTAAAGCAAAAACTTTCTGCTGTCATGGAAACATCAGAGGAAGTTGCTGAAGCTTCTGCAGAGGAACTTGACGAGGAAGAAGAGTTAAATGAAGAGCCTGTTGCAGAGCAGGATGAGGTTACTGAAGATGAGTCTCTGGACGAAATGGCAGAGTTGCTTAAAATGGCAGGTTTGGATGAAGGCACAGCATCCTGTTCCAGCATGCCAAAGAAATCCATGCCCACAACAGGCCCAGAGCAAGTAAATGGCTATGAGGGTGATTTTGTAGGCGAGGAGACAGAAGCAGAAATGGATGATCATGCCGAGAAGGCAGGTGAGGAAGTAGCTCATGACATGGAGTATGATGATCATCATGATGCACACGACGACGATCATGACGAGAAGGAAGGCGATAAGGTAACCAAGGAAATCGAGTTTGATGATAAAGAACACGAAGCCATGAAAAGTTTGCTTAAAAAACTTTTAGAAAAATAAACAATACCTAAATGCCCCTCCTGGGGCATTTTTTATGACTAAATATTCACATGGCCGCCAAAGGAACAGCAGATACTAGTCTGGTAAAACAACCTCACGCTCAGTTTGAGTACGACACTCATACTCTGAGAGAGTTTCAGAAGTGCTGTGATATTCACGACGGTGCTCTGTTCTTTATGGAAAACTTTATGCGTATTCAGCATCCCACCAAAGGTGCCATACAATTTAAGCCTTTTCCTTATCAGTATGAGCTTATAGATAATTACAACAAATATCGTTATAGTATTAACATGCTGGGCAGACAGATGGGCAAAACTACTGTAGCGGCAGGATACTTGCTGTGGTATGCCATGTTTAAGCCCGACAGTACCATCCTTGTGGCATCTAACAAAGGCGTAAACGCATCAGAAATCATGACTCGTATCAGATATGCCTATGAAAACTGTCCTGATCATATCAGAGCAGGTGCTACAGAATACAACAAAGGTAGTATTAGTTTTGACAACGGTAGCAGATTGGTAAGTAGCACAACCACTGAAACTACAGGGCGTGGTATGTCTCTAACACTAGTATATCTGGACGAATTTGCGTTTGTGAGAAACACTATTGCCAAAGAGTTCTGGACTTCACTTAGTCCCACATTAGCAACTGGTGGTAAATGTATTGTTACTTCAACACCTAACTCAGACGATGATCAATTTGCTTTAATTTGGAAAGCAGCAAACAAGATGCACGATGAATATGGCAATCCCAAAGATGTAGGTATAAACGGATTTAGACCTTTATTAGCAACCTGGGACGAGCATCCTGACAGAAACGATGAATGGGCTAATACAGAACGTGCTAGCATTGGGGAGGAAAGATTTAGACGAGAACACAATTGTGAATTTCTGATTTTTGAGGAAACACTTGTAAATAGTATCAAACTTGCAGATCTGGAAGGCACTGAACCTGTGCAAAAAACTGGTCAGGTAAGATGGTATAAAAAACCCAACCCCACAGCCATGTATAGTGTGAGTTTGGATCCCAGCGCCGGCACCGGAGGGGACTATGCGGCAATACAAGTTATAGAGGTTAATAGTCTGGAACAAGTTGCAGAATGGCAACACAATCAAACTCCCATAGAGGGACAAGTCAGAACCATGCGTGATATCATGAATTATCTCAGAGAAGAGGGAGTATATCAAATATATTGGAGTGTGGAAAACAACACCATAGGCGAGGCAGCCCTGGTTACAATTAGGGACACTGGCGAGGAAAATTTTGCAGGGCAGTTTTTGACAGAGCCCAAGCGTCGTGGTCAAGCAAAGCGCCGAGGATTTACTACAAGTCAACGCACCAAGAACGAGTCGTGCGTAATGCTTAAACGCATGATAGAGGAAGGCATGCTTAAGATACAAAGTAAACAACTTATATCTGAACTTAAAAATTTTGTAGCAAAAGGCAACAGTTTTGCCGCTAAAGTTGGCGAGCATGACGATTTAGTAATGAGCCTTTTATTAAATATTCGCATGATGGATTTCATTGGTACTTTTGAAGAGGAAGTTTACAATGTTATGCACAAAGGCATAAAGATGAGCACTGATGTTGAGGACGAACCTTTGCCTGTGATCTTCTAAATCAGATAAATAGTTGCATGATAGATGCAAGCTTGATTGGCGAAAAAATATTTAACATTCTCAGGGGTCAAGGTTTTATGGTCAAAAACTATGATCGTGAGGGAAATTTAACATTGGATGCTAGTAAAGCAACTAGATTTGCTGTGCCAGATCCCAATATTTTAGTTCGTTACGATCAGGATACTCAAACTGTGGAATTAAAAACTAATTCTGATGTAGATGATGAAACAACTCGCACAATGTTAAAAAATCTTACCAAAGATAATTTGCTTAATTTTGACTATCGTAGATTTGAAAAGAAAGTATCGCCCAAGGGCGAAGGACCAGACATAGAAGCAAGCAAGGAGCAAGATGTGAATGACGTAATGGAAGGATTTGGTGCCATGCATGGCACAAGCAAATCAAGTTATCAGACCCTGGAAAATGTTAAACTGGTAGTTAAACATAGCAAACCAGTTAACGAGGAATCCAGAGGAAGTCGTAGCAGAAATATTGAAAGTATTTTTATTCGTCGTGGTGGTGAACAATTTAAAATGAATGAAAATAATCTTAAAGCTGCCAGAGCCATGGCCAGACATATTCAGGAAGGCGGTGAGATGCATGACAGTGTGGGTACTGCTATTCAACAAATGGCCACTGAGCACAGACAGCTTAGTGAATTTGTGAGATATGTCAGAAGAAATAATTTAGTTAATGAGTCCAATACCGACTATGTAAATTTGGCAGTAGATAATGTAATCCATATTCGTGAAACTTTTGATAGATTGGCTAAATTAAAGACATATGCAGCAGAATCAGAAACAATAGTATCACGCAGTCAGACTGAAATGCTTGGTGAAGAAGAAGATTTCCGTAGTGCATTCACAGAAACACATTTTGATGACCGTGTAGGCAATGCCATGGAAAGCATTCGCAAGGCTATGGGAAGACAGGCAGCATATGAAAGTCATATTCACAGTGTAATTGCCTCTGAATCATTTAATGATATCAGGGAAATAATGTCAGAGGATTTAGTAGAGTATGAAACTCCCAAGATTCAGCTGGGCCACTATGTGACACAATTGAGCCGCTGCTGTGAGGACAATACTCTGGGTGCTTTTCTTAAGACATGCGGTACTAAAATATCAGAGGATGCGCAGTTGTCGGAATTCGAAATGGGAGCCGTAAAAAGTTGTATCTCACAAGCTCGTGAAATACCAGAGACAAAAAATTGTGCAGATCATGATCAAGCATATGAAAATTTCATATCAGAATTTGCCAAAATTTAATCATAGGAGATAAGATATGCAAATATCCGGCGGAATAAGTATAACAGGTGGAGTAAGTTTAACACCACCAGAATCAGGCGGCTCAGGTGGTGGTTATTCATTTCAAGGCAGTAACTTTGGATACACATCTGGTGGCGCTGACACAAATACTATTGACAAGTTTAGTTTCACATCTGATAGCAATGCTACTGATGTGGGGGATCTTTCCAGGGATGCCAGAGAATGTGCAGGGCAGTCTTCAAGCTCACATGGATATACATCTGGTGGGTTAAATGGAGATCTATCTTTGATGGATGTTATAGACAAATTTCCTTTTAGTTCTGATAGCAATGCCACAGATTCAGGTGATTTGACAGCGTCCAAATGGAAGGTGCACGGCCAGTCCAGCGCCAGTCACGGATATCTCACTGGTGGATATAATAAGACTCCCTCCGCTAATATATTTACTAATGAAATAAATAAATTCCCATTTGCATCAGACAGCAATGCCACAGATTCAGGTGATTTAAGTGAAAATAAATATGGCCCAAGTGGACAGTCATCAACGGATAATGGTTATGCATCAGGTGGACATTTAGGGACAAGTAAATCGTCCATAATAGAAAAATTTCCATTTGCATCAGACAGCAATGCCACAAACATTGGTGATTTAACGATATCTAACGATAATGCAGCTGGGCAGTCAAGCACAGAAAGTGGTTATGCATCAGGTGGCGGATCCCCCACCACCTCCAGCACCAATACTATACAAAAATTTCCCTTTAGTTCTGACAGCAATGCCACTGATGTGGGTGATTTAATTGATTCCAGACAGGGTGCGGCTGGACAGTCAAGCACAGCAAGTGGTTATGCGTCGGGCGGCCAGCCAGGTGCGATAGACCAAAGTGTAATACAAAAATTTCCCTTTAGTTCTGACAGCAATGCCACTGATGTGGGTGATTTATTTGAGGCAAGATTGGGCGGATCGGGTCAACAATACTAATTTAAATTAAAAAAATAGCGGGCTAGGCCCGCTTTTTTGTGAGCATAATATCTACTTAAATCTGGGCCCGTTTACCCATACCACAATCACCCAGCGTTCACCAGATGTGACAGGTGTCACTGTGTGCATACTAAAGCTAGGAAACATAGTCAAACTTCCCTGAGTTTTGTGGGCAATGTTTTCCACACCATTACAATTGACTATCAAATCTCCGCCCTGATAGTCTGTGGGAGGACTAAGTGGAATACTTATTGAAATTTTTCTACAACTACTGGGACCATCGCCGGTATCAGTGTGCCAGGTATAGTGACTTTTATCTGAACCAGTATATTTAAGCAAACTTAATCCATGTACAATACCTGTGATTTCAAACTTGTAGTATTCTGCATTGACTAAACCCACTGCGTGTGATATTCTTTGGAATATCCAGGAATTTTCGGCGTTAAGACTAATGTTATATTCATCAACTTTGCGGATCTCTTCGTTGAGCTCGCCTGCATCCTTGCCACCTATGGTTGCTTTACTACTATAGTCTGATTCATAATCAGCGATAATTTTTTCACACTCTTGGGGAGTAAATCCAATACCTCGTTGTAGATCATGAATTGTTGTAATGCCAGGAAATATATTGTCATGACTTCCAATCTGGTAGATCCAGCGATTTAGGTACTTAAACTCAGGCGCAGTAAGATCTGCTGTTTCTGAGTCTGCCTGCTGGTTGTTTGTGACGTTGGTATCCAGCTTTGTCACAGACTTTTCTAGACTAGTAACACCTTTGTTCAAACTAGTAACGGATTTGACATTATCTGTTTGGCCCATTCTGGCCCTGTCACCTGCGTGGTCACTGTATTCACCGTCCTTCCTGACATAGTGAAAGAATACCTGAGTTTGCCACTCGCCCTTGTATTTGGGTCTCCAGTGATTTAATTCACAGCCATGGTACATCAGGAGGTCGCCAACTTCAATTTTTACACTGGTTCCCACATTGTCAGTTTCATTCCTGCCCATAAAGATAGGCCAGATAGCACTGCTTTCTGAATGACCCAGAGTCATGGTGCCGGAAATTTCACACGCTGGTCTGTCAGTGTGAGGTTCCAGAACTTCCCCGTTGCGATAAATTCTGGCATAGCAATATGCTGGCTCTAGTTCCAGACCCAGTTGCTTACTCAATGGCGCACATAAATTGTGAAGTAATTGATCCAACGCTGGGGCATTATATATACTGTCGCTGAGAGGACACTGTGGATCTTTTTCTGTTTTTCCTGTAGCATGAAGATCAAACATGGAATCTGACAATACAGCCGCCTGATCTGCATTAACTACATTACTGAGATACACATATCGTTGTTCCTGAAAACTGGTGATCACACTAGTCATCTGAATTGTTCTCCAATTTTCTTGCTACTTCGGGCTTGTGTGTTAATTCTGGATTATGTGCGTGTTCAAAGCCCATGAGATCCATTTTAATTTTGTCAACCTGTAGATTGTCTATGAGTTCATCAGTAACATTGTTAACAAACTCATGCAACAAACTTGCGTCCCAGGTATCGGCCGTGGCTTCATCCTGAACATACTCACGAATACGCATCTGCATCTTACTAGGGTTAACACCAATCTGCTCCAGATATTCTTGCTCGCCCTTGGTAATACTACCTGACTGTCTGACGTCACGAATGCACTGCACAAGGCTACGCTTTAAGTGACTTTTGCTTTCCTCAAGCTCAAAATCCTCTTCGGTGAACCCATCAAACTTGTTCTGATACTCTTCGTATAACTCATTGAGTGCCAGAATATCTTTCATGGCGCCTTCAATGTATACTGTGCCCTCTGCTAAACCTTCCTGCTTTTCTGCAAGGTCAATCTGTAGTTCGATCTTTTCCCAGTGATCTAAGTCATCGTTGAGTAATTGTTCCTGAATTTTCTGAACCTCTACCTCTGACTTTACATGTTTCCACTTTGCTTCGTTGAGAGCGGACTTTTTGCGATTAATTTCTGCACTGATTTGTCTGACGTTTTTAAAGTCGCCGTGATAGTGTAGATTGAGATGCTTCCAATCCCACTGGCTATGTGAACGGTTCCAAATGTTCTGAAGTTCTGCTGTATTAGCCAAAGCCTGATCAACCATGGCTGTGTTTTCTGCCAAACTACGACCGCCAAAACTTTCTGTTTTGGCTAGCGCACCAGCACCGAATACCTTACTCATGGGAACCTTAAAATTATCTCTGTCGCTAATAGCTAGTTCATTAACAACACTTTCGTATGTTGATAATTCTGTTTTTGGTGATTTCTTCTTGGACATAGTACCTCCGATGTTGTTATGTCTATTTACTGAGTAATATATTTGAATAGGATAAATAACGGTAACTTTATAAGGGGATGTCATGGCAATCACAATTTCAGGTGGAGTAACATTAAATACAGGAGTAGTTTTAACACCAGGTGGGGGATCTCCTAGTCCTAGCCCAGGTGGTGGCTTCCAGGGCAGTAACTTTGGATACAACAGTGGCGGCTACACTGGTAGCGGATATAGTACAGTGATCGACAAATATAGTTTTAGTAGTGATGGTAACGCATCAGACGTTGGCGATTTAACTCTTGGGCGTAATGCTCTAGCAGGACAATCAAGTAGTTCAAGTGGTTATAGCAGTGGTGGCAACGCCGCACCAGGCACTTCGAACGTGATCGATAAATTTCCATTTAGCTCAGATGGTAATGCGAGCGATGTGGGTGATCTTACAGTAGCAAGATTTGCCGTTGCAGGGCAGTCATCGTCAGCAAGTGGATACTCCTCGGGTGGTAGAGATCCTTCGAATCCGCTTAATACAATAGATAAATTTGCATTTGCAAGTGACGGTAATGCTACTGATGTAGGAGATATAACGGTTGCTCGTCAGGGTGTATCTGGTCAATCCTCAACAGACAGCGGTTACACATCTGGAGGTCAACTTGCTAACGGAAACAATGAAAACACCATTGATAAATTTGCATTTTCATCAGATGGTAATGCTACTAATGTAGGTGATCTTACAGGTTTTGCATGGTATAATGCTGGACAGTCAAGCACTACAAGCGGTTACAGAACAGGAGGTTACTCGTCACCTTCGAGCGTTAGTTCACTTGCAAATATCATTGACAAATTCTCGTTCAGTAGTGATGGTGATGCTACAGATGTGGGCGATTTGACTTCGCAAAGAGCCGCGGCGAGTGGCACATCAAGTACAGCTAGCGGTTACTCAGCAGCTGGAGCAACATCAGCACCCACAAGAGTAAATATCATCGAGAAATTCCCGTTTGCGAGTGATGGCAATGCTACTGATGTGGGTGATATCTCAGTTACAGTAGTATCTGCTAGTTCGGGTCAACAATATTAAAAGGAGAATAAATGGGAATCACGATTTCGGGTGGAGTAACATTAAATGCAGGGGTAGTTTTAACTCCATCGGGTGGTTCGGGAGGTGGCGATCCTTCCAATCCATTGAGTCTCAGTGGCACATATAGCTATGATACAGAGTTTGGATATCTAGTAGCACTTAGCGACATTGATGTAAGTACAACAAGTTTTACCCTGGGTTCCTCGAGCACTAATTTTTCGCAAGGCACCACACTAGGCAGATACATGGCTGATTCAGACTTTAGTACTGTTATGACCAATGCTACTTATATTACTTTTGCACTATACAATACGAGTGATTTAGCATCGACGCCAACTGATCTATCCTCGGTGGACGGAGCAGTGTTTACCAAATCAAGACTTACTAGTGATCCAAGCGTGACAGCTTTTCCCACAAGCTCATTAGGAAGCTATCCCACAACATTTGTTACTGGTAGCGGACAGAATAGAGTATTGTTTATGCATGATGAGGATAGCGGTAATGATATCACAGGAACGGATTATTCTATTTTCATGTTAAGGCAAGCAGGACAAATCAAAGAAACCGGCTGGTCCTCAACTGCATCAGGTTTCTTTTCCTCAGCAGCTAATGGATTTACTTTAAGTTTAGAGAGTAGTTATCCTCCAGGTGAGAGAAGCTGGGATAATTATAATGCCTTGGCAATTTATGTAACTAATTCAATCACACAACCAGTGTTAACTTAATATCATTATTAAACACCTCTGACTAAAAGAGCCCGGTTTCCCCGGGCTTTTTTATGACTTCTGATAAATAATTTTGTTCAGGAGGGAATCCAAGAGAGTCCCATAATGGTCGAGTAATATTATTTGACATATCCTGATCTAGGCATTAGACTATGGCATAGGGATAAAATTATCCCACACGATGGCATAAAACATTGGCATACACAAGAGGCATAAAACAATGGCAACTTTACAAGAAATCCGCGCAAAACTCCAAGCAATGGAGTCCAACCAAACTTCAAACAAACCCAAATTCCAAGGCGACAATGCTATGTTTCCTTTCTGGAACATTCCAGAAAGCGCAACAGCAACTATGCGTTTCCTGCCTGATGGTGATCCTGACAACACATTCTTCTGGACTGAGCGAAACATTATTCGCTTGGAATTCCCAGGTGTGGCAGGAGTCAGTCCCGCAGAGCAAAGGAAGGTAACTGTACAAGTCCCATGTGGTGAAATTTATGGTGACACTTGTCCTGTACTTACTGAGGTCAGACCCTGGTACAAGGATGAGAGCCTGAAAGCACAGGCTGGCAAATACTGGAAGAAGCGTAGTTACATCTTCCAGGGCTTTGTTACTAGCAACCCTCTGGAAGAAGAAGAAACTCCTGAGAATCCTATCCGACGCTTTATTATTGGTCCACAGATTTTCCAGATCATCAAGTCGGCACTCATGGATCCTGACATGGAGCACCTGCCCACAGACTATGTGAACGGCACTGACTTCAGACTTACCAAGAGCACCAAGGGTGATGGACACGCGGATTACACAACCAGTTCCTGGGCACGTCGTGAGCGTAGCCTGGATGAAACTGAGTTAGCGGCAATTGATCAATATGGATTACATGATCTCAAAGAGTTCATGCCTGCTCGTCCCACTGCAGAACACTATGAAGTGATTTCGCAGATGTTTGAAGCAAGTGTGGATGGTGAGTTGTATGATCCAGAGCGATGGGGCAACTTTTACAAGCCCTATGGCATCGAAGTTCCATCCACAGCGGCACCAGCACCTGGTCAAACAGCACTTCAGAAAACTGAAGCACCTGTAGCCAAGCCTGCTCCTGCTCCTGTTGCGGAAAAGATCGAAACACCAGTAGCAGACGATACTCCTCCCTTTGAAACTGACGATACTCCTGCGCCAGCACAGCCTGCACCAGCACCAGCAGAGCCAGCCGCAGAGGGCAAGCAATCAGCAGATGACATTCTGAATATGATTCGCAACCGTCAGAAAGAAGCATAAGGAGTAAACAATGCAAAAGCCATTCGATCTATCTAAATTTCGTACCGGTATCACTAAAAGTATTAGTGGTATCAGTGCGGGATTCCATGACCCACAAGATTGGGTCAGCACTGGCAATCATACCCTGAACTATCTTATATCAGGAGATTTTAACAAGGGAATTCCCTTGGGCAAGGTAAGCGTATTTGCTGGAGAGTCCGGCTCAGGCAAGTCGTTTATTTGTTCGGGTAACATTGTCAGAAACGCCCAGGACATGGGCTGTCAGGTAGTCCTGTTTGATTCAGAGAATGCTCTGGATGAGGAATGGCTCCACGCTCTCGGAGTCCGTACCGAACCAGAAAATCTCCTACGTATCTCTGTGTCAATGATTGATGATGTAGCAAAAACTATGTCAGAGTTCATGAAGGAGTACAGGGCAAGTTATGGTGATTGGGAGTATGATGATATGCCCAAAATGCTGTTCGTAGTGGATAGCTTGGGCATGCTCCTAACACCAACCGATGTTGATCAGTTCCAGAAAGGTGACATGAAGGGTGACATGGGCCGTAAGCCCAAAGCTCTGACTGCCCTGGTAAGGAACATGGTCAACCAACTAGCACCTTACCCTGTGGGCTTGGTAGCAACTAATCACACCTATGCTTCACAGGATATGTTCGACCCTGATGATAAAATTTCGGGAGGACAAGGTTTTATTTACGCAAGTTCGATTGTTGTAGCGATGAGGAAACTAAAGCTCAAGGAGGATGAGGCTGGAAACAAAACATCACAAGTACATGGTATTCGTAGCGCCTGTAAAGTGATGAAAACTCGTTACAGCAAGCCGTTTGAAGGAGTGCAGATCAAGATTCCCTATGAGGCAGGCATGGATCCATTCAGTGGCCTGATGGATATGTGTGAGGCTCGTGGACTTTTGGTCAAGGAGGGCAACAAACTAGCATACACCTCGCCAGTGACAGGTGAAGTTATCAAAGAATTCAGGAAAGGCTGGACATCTGATAAACTTCAGGTAATTATAGATGAGTGGGGGCAAAATCCCAAGGTTGATGAAATTGAACCCGAAGAGATCGACGCCACTGAACTTGAACCTGTCACGGAGGAATTAGTAGATGAGTCCTGAAGTAGCACTACTTCATGAAGTATGGGAAACAGTAAAACTACATGCACCTAAAAGTGTTAATGTAGATTTTGCGGAAGCCATGCTACGCTGTTTTGATGATAACTCGGATATCGAGGATGTTATTGATGACGCCAACGAATTCGATAAAACCATGAAAGCAGCCATCGTTAGTCATTTTGGTGAATATGACGACGATGACATAGACGACACAGATGATGACTGGGAATGATGCATGAGTACCTGGTACAACAAGGTTGTGGAAGATTTGGGAAATATTATTCCCACAATTGACTACTTTGAGAATGAGCTCGAGGAAGCCAGGTATGAATGTAGCATCAAAGGCTCACTGGAGAGATCCAGTGCAGCCCTCCCAGGAATCACTGAGTTGAGATTTAATCAGCTCCAGGAGATTGAAGCTATCCTGGAGCATCTTAACATCCAGATGCGTAAGGAACGAAGCAAAGTATTTCGTAGGTATCTGGAATCCTACAACAGACAATTAACTAGCCGTGATGCAGAAAAATTTGTGGACGGCGAGGATAGTGTTATTACGCTGACCGAACTTTGTAATCAGTTTAGCCTACTTCGCAACAAGTTTCTGGGCATCATGAAGGGACTTGATACCAAACAGTGGCAGATCGGACATATTACTCGCCTCAGAACTGCTGGCATGGAAGACATAGTTCTTAGTTAAAAACACTTGACACTCTCAGGATATGTGCTATCATAGTACTATCCTGGGATACAGGGCGGGGGATAGACCCCGCCCCCCAGGGCACAATTTCTACTTTTTTCAAAACATCAAGAAAATCAATAAGTTGCAAGCTTGACAGATCTCAAATTTATGCTATCATATATATGTAGGTTAAAGAAACGGAGAGAACATGCAAAATTACGCAGCCCAAGTGGAGATTACCAAGTATCATCTTAATGGCTATTTTGAAGGTACGAAAACAACTGAAAAGATGCATTTCGTAAACTGGGACGATGCTTGTAAATGGGCAGGTGGTGTAACTTTATCTGTAAATTGCCCCTATGTGGTGCTTGAGATGCGTGACGTCAACACTGGTGCTGTAGCAAACTTTTAATTAGGGGTTGACATATCCCCAAAATGTGTTATCATATTGTTGTAGGTTTTAGAAATGACAAGTGCTGTAGGAGGCCATATGTCCCAGGTAGTAATCAAGAAAGGCGTTTACGCCAAGAAGCCCATTGTCAACACCGTGTTTGATCTCATCAAGCCTGTGAGTAACGGATCCAAAGGTTTATTTGTTACTGTAGAAGGTGCGCCGTTAGGCTTCCCTAACCGTAAATTGCGTGTCATGCTGGACAACGAGCGTGACGTAGAGTATACTGGTGTTGTTGAGACACCTGAGAAGCCTACGGAAACTGATGCTGAAGCCATGGATCGTATTGCGGGACGCTTCAAGATCCTGGACGACATGTCAGATGCTGTGGCTAACGGCGTAGTGCGTGGTTTGATCGTGTCAGGACCTCCTGGCGTAGGTAAATCATTTGGAGTTGAGAAGGTGCTTGATGAGTATGACGCAATGGCTAAATTGTCAGGCGAGGGTACCCGTACTGAAATTGTCAAAGGTTCAATGACTCCCATTGGCTTGTTCCAGACTCTGTATCACAACTCAAGCGAAGGCAACATTCTGGTATTTGATGACTGTGATAGTGTATTGTTTGATGAAGTATGTTTGAACATGCTTAAGGCTACTTTGGACTCAGGCAAGAAGCGTACCATTACCTGGAAGGCAGAGTCCAGCGCACTTAGACGTGAAGGTATCCCTGAGCGCTTCGACTTTAAGGGTGGTTGTATCTTTATTACTAACGTGAACTTTGAAAACGTTCGTAGCAAAAAGGTCAAAGACCACTTGGCGGCGTTGATGTCACGATGCCACTACATTGACCTTGAAATGGACTCAGAGCGTGACCGTTTCTTGCGTATCAATCAGATTGTGCGTGATGGCATGCTGGACGAGTACAATTTTGGTGATCAGGGCAACAAGGAGGTTGTGGACTTCATGGTTGAACATGCCAACAGATTGCGTGAAATATCGCTTCGTATGGTACTAAAGATCGCTGATCTCAGAAAGATGGCTGAGGACAACTGGAAAAATCTTGCAGAAGCGACTTGTATGAAGAGACTGGGTGCTTGACTCCTACAGCCTGAAATGCAGGCATCCAGGCTCCCCCCTGGCCGGGCTGGTTCAGGGGGTTTTTTTATTGTCGATTATCTTGACGAAATGAACTACAATATGTTAAAATAACATTATGAAATGTACTCTACAAATAAAAGATGAAGTAAATGTACAATTCAGAGATCTTGACCCCAAGACTCGTCGCAAGTTGAATCAGGCTGTGGAGTATTTCCTTCCACATGCATATTATATGCCAGCCTACAAATTAGGCAGATGGAACGGCAAGGTAAGTTTTTGTGACGTAGCAGGTAGAACCTATTTCCAGTTACTGGACAAACTATTGCCCATAGTTGTTTCAGAAGGCTATGAAATTGAGATAGAAGATCACAGATCTGGCTGGCAGTTTAACTTTGAACATGTTGAACAAACCAGTTATGACCATGTAATGTGGCCTAAAAGACATCCCCATGCAGGCGAGCCCATACTACTCAGAGACTACCAGGTGTCAGCCATAAACAGATTTTTGGATAATCCCCAGTGTTTGCAGGAGATTGCAACAGGCGCGGGTAAAACACTTATCACAGCGGTGCTATCACAAAAGGTTGAACATCTGGGACGTAGTATGGTAATTGTACCCAACAAGGATCTGGTCACACAAACAGAGCGTGATTATATCAACATGGGTCTTGATGTTGGTGTTTACTATGGTGACAGAAAAGAGTTTGGAAAAACACACACCATTTGTACCTGGCAGAGTTTAGCAGTATTGGAAAAAGATACCAAAAAAGGCAAGGCTGATATTCCCATTGATGAATTTGTGGAAGATGTAGTTTTGATCATGGTGGACGAAGTCCACAAAGCAAAAGCAGATGTTCTCAGAGATCAACTTAGTGGCATGTTTAGGCATGTTCCCTTACGTTGGGGGCTTACTGGTACAGTGCCCAAGGACGAGCACGAAGCAACTGGTGTTACAAGTGCACTGGGACCAGTGGTTGGTACACTGAGTAGTAAAGAACTACAGGACATGGGTGTATTGGCAGATTTGGACATCAATATTTTCCAGATGAAAGATGCGCCTGCAGGCTTTAATAGTTATGCACAAGAGTTAAAATGGCTCACAACAGATCCTACTCGCATAGGTGAAATAAGTAACATTATTAATAGTATTTCTGATAGTGGCAACACCTTAGTTTTAATTGATCGTATTAAAACTGGCGAAATGCTCAAAGAAATAAATCCAGAATGGGTTTTCGTGAGTGGTAGTATGAAGTCCAAGGACAGACAGGAAGAGTATGACGAAGTCTCAGAAACCAACAACAAGGTTATTGTAGCAACATATGGTGTGGCAGCCGTAGGCATTAACATACCCAGAATTTTTAATTTGATAATGATAGAACCAGGAAAAAGCTTTGTGAGAGTTATACAAAGTATTGGACGTGGTATACGAAAAGCAGAGGACAAGGACTATGTGGCAGTTTATGACATAACAAGTGACCTCAAGTACAGCAGGAGACATCTTACTAAA